CAAGGACTGGAAGCGCACCGTGCAGGTCTTCGCCGCCGAAGCGATGACCTGGAAGCTGCTCGAGGGGCCCCTGCGCGTGTCGATGACCTTCCTCGTCGCCAGGCCCAAGAGCCACTTCGGCAAGCACGGCGTCAAGCCTAAGGCGCCGACCTACCCGATGACCAAGCCGGATCTGCTCAAGCTCGCGCGATCGACCGAAGACGCGCTCACAGGGATCGTCTGGCGCGATGATGCTCGGATTGTCACAGAGATTCTGGACAAGCGCTACACGAGCGACGGCAAGACCGGGGCCATCGTCGAGATCGAGGAGCTCTGGTAATGGGTTCGGGCGCGCGGCCTCCGGTGTCAGGAGTCACGGACCCTGGCCGGGTGTCGGAGGACTCGGGGGCCGCGCCCCGGAGGGTTATACAAGAGGAGGCCACGTCGTGAAGGCTCTGATGCTCACCCTGGCGCTCTGCGCCGTCGCGTGCTCGGTCGATCGGCCGAGCGTGGACGTACCTGAGAACGGAGGTTTCGCAATGGCAGAACCTGAAGGCGAGCGGCGCCTGTACCCGCCGTGCCTGATTACCTATGTCTGGCCGCAGGGACACAAACCTGGGGGCCTCGGCCTCGTACGCTTTGCTGGCCTGTGCGTCATGATTGACCATGACTGCATCGAAGTTTGTCACAGCCAAGAGTTCACGACTGGTATCGCGATCGAGCCGTTCAAGATCCCATGGGCGTGGGTTATGCCAGACTGCGCCTTCTTCACCGACCAGGGCGATCCGATCGTCCGGCCGGAGTAAGGCATGAAGTATCCGCCGTGGTATGCCCGGGATCAGCCGCGGGAGAGTGTCGGCTAGTACCTGACCGGGGGCGGCGGGGTGGGGCAGGGAGGCTGGACAGGGAGGTTTCCCGCCGCTCCCGGGTGGTTTGCTGGTAATTGGATTGCAAGACTCGAGCTGGGATTGTAGGATCTCCTCGGGAGGTCGGATCATGGATGATTCGGTGTAGGGTGGTCCCTGGGGGGTGCGGGCTGCATCCGATCTCCCGATCCTATAGCAGCCCCCCTCCCGCCACCCTCATGTCGGAGGGCGCGGGATGAGCTACTACCGCCGTGTCGACTGCCGGGTGTGGGGTGACGGGAAGTTCCGCCAACTCTCGGATGGGGCCCGCATCGTCTGGTTTAGATTCCTCACGGGCCCCGAGACGACCATCCTGCCAGGCTTCCTCCTCGGGGGGTGCGCCCACTTCGCCGAGGCCCTCGGGTGGGCACCGAAACCGTTCCTGGAACGGTTTGGCGAACTGTTTGCCCAACGGTTGGCGAAAGCCGACTGGCAGGTCGGTTTCGTCTGGCTGCCGAACGCCATGCGCTACAACCCGCCCGAGAACCCGAATCAGCTCCGAGCCTGGGAAATCCAGTGGGACATGATCCCAGAGTGTGCGCTGCAACGCGAAGCGGGGCTTGCACTTCAACGGTTCCTGGAACGGTTAGGCAAACCCTTTGCCGAACCCTTTGCCAAACGGTTGGCGGAACGGTTTGCCCAACAGGATCAGGATCAGGATCAGGATCAGGATCAGGATCAGGAACAGGAACAGGAAGGGGGACCGGGGGAAACCAACCCGGCTGCCGCCGGGGAGCGCGCGACGACCAAACCGAACCAAGTCGGAACCAGATCCAGGAAACGAGTCGCCTACTCGCCGGCATTCGAGGCTGTCTGGCGAGCCTACCCTCGGAGGGTGGCCAAGCAGGCGGCTGGAAAGGCGTGGGCAAGGGCGGCACCCAACGGTGACGGAGACAGCCTGGCCGAGCTGGTGCTTGGGGCGCTGTCCTGGCAGACCAAGCTGCCGCAATGGACCCGCGACGGTGGAGAGTTCGTTCCGTACCTCTCGACCTACCTCAACCGCGAGCAGTGGAAGGACGAACCATCCGAGCCAACGGAAGAACTTCCGCGATCCCTACGCGCGTTCGCTCAAATCGCTCAGGAAATGAAGGAGGGCAAGCCATGGGAGACCACCTAGCCATCATAGCTCGCCTGGCAGCACAGTACCCGTCCGCCAACATTCAGAAACCTACGATAGCTGCGTACATGTCTGCCCTGTCCGAGATCCCGGATGATCTCCTGGCTGCTGCGTGCGAGCGCGCTGTAACGGTTTGCAAGTGGTTCCCGACCATCGCTGAGATCCTGAAGTGCGTGCGCAAGAACGAAGAGGCCCGCATCGGCGTCCCGTGCCCATCAGAAGCGTGGGATTTCGTGCTCCGCTACATCGACACGGGCTGCGGGCCGGATCGTGCGAGCCTGGGCGAGTTCGCTATGGCTAACCGAGCAGTCGGCATGATCGGCGGCTGGCACCATCTCGGCATGGGGCAGGTCACGGACCGGCCATGGCGGCGCAAGGAATTCATCATGGCTTACAAGTCGCTGCTACGCGACAGCCGGGCAGACATGCTCATGGGACCAGCCGCACGCCAGATTGTCTACGGCGAAGGCAGCCCATCGTATTTCGAGCGGACTGGTCGGATGGAGAAGATCGGAGATGGAGACGGGATCTTGAAGCAACTAGCAGCACGCGCGAAGGAGCAGGCTCAGTGACACCCCAAGCAACAAGCGTGATTCTGATGCTCAGAACCGGGAAGATGATTGAGCTTCCGCGCACGAGTTCTGGCATGACGGACTTTTCTGGTGTCAACCCCTGCCATCGCTGCGGTACTGGACCTAGGCGAGATGGCTCACTCCCCTCCTCAGGTGGAATCCTGCGGGTCTACGCGATCCACCGGGGCATCTGGACCGCCTACGCCGGCGCCTGCGATTGCGTGTTCGGAGCCTTTCGCGTGATAGAACGGAACACGAACGAAGGCCAAATCCCTCCGATGCGCTACGTGGACACGATTCCAGGCGTCCCGCCCGGGCTGACGAATGACGAATGGACGATGCTCAACCTCTTCAAGCACCAGGGCGATGGGTTCCTGGACGCTGCGAAGCGGATCCCGGCCGATACCGCCGACCTCGGGGAGATGCTCGGGATCCTGGAGCACTGGGAACGGAAGGAGGCCTAGGAATGACCCCCTCCCGCGCCAACCGCCCCCCCTCCCTCCTGGACTACCTGGAGGGCTCAATCATCCGCGAGCTCCCACCCTGGATCCGCCGCTTCCTGTCGCACTGCCACCCGAAGCGCGTCATCCGCGTCCCTGCCCCGCTCTGCGGCGCCGAAATCCGCGACCGCGACCAGACCATCCGCACCGAGCACTGGTGCAACCGCCGCGAAGGCCTGACCTGGAAGGACTCCGTCGACCTCCTCAGCGCACGCCACGGCATGTCCCCCGCCACCGTCGCACGGATCATCAGGAACAAGAAACTGACCCAATCGTCGAATTCGACCAGTTAAGGTGTCACGAATGTAACATCTTGACACTTGGGGGTCTCCCCACCGGGTGTGGTATGCCCCCGACGTGGCCAAAAGAAACAATACACCCCCACGCGCGCGCGCGAAGACGACCAGGGGACGGACGACGAACCCGGATGACCTGAAGTGGTGTCGCGCGTTTCTCGCCGCCTTTGCCAAGACCGGATCTGTCACCGATTCCATGCGGCTTGCTCGTGTGACGCCGTACCGCGCGTATGAGCTGCGCAAGGAATCCCCAGAGTTCGCCCGCCTGTGGATCCGGGCAAAGCACGCCTTCCGCGACAGACTGCGCAACGAAGCCCAAAAGCGCGCCGTCGAAGGTTGGCTTGAGCCCGTGTTCCAGCAGGGCAAGAAAGTCGGGCAGGTGCGCAAGAAGTCCGACCAGATCCTGCTCGCCATGCTCCGGTCCAACTGCAAAGAGTACCGCGAGCGCGTCGACCTGAGCGTGACGATCCGAGAGCAGGCGAAGAAGCTCGCTGAGAAATCGGGCTTCAACGAAGCCGAGCTCGTGGCGGTCGCCGAGCGCATCGCCAAGGGCGAGGAGATGCCATGAGGGCCGCAGCCGCGTTGCACCAGGCTGCTGTACTCGAGGCCCTACCCTACGCCGCTGCGTACCTGACACTGCAGAAGTCGAAAGCCAGCGAAGACAACGCCGTTCTGATCCAGCCTCCGATCCTCACCGAGGACCAGCTCCGCGCCTACATGCTGCAGCGCTTCGGGGTGCGCATCCCCGATGTGCAAGTGTGCCCCAACCACTCGACTCCTTGGCGCGCGTTTGTCGAGGCCTTCTTCGCGCGCAGCCCCGTGTCGGTCTGGAAAGCCAGCCGCGGGCTGGGCGGGAAGTCGCATCTGCTCGGGGCCCTCGGCCTGGCCGAAGCAACGGCGCTCAAGGCCGACGTGAAGATCCTCGGCGGATCCGGGGAGCAGGCCAAGCGTGTGCATGATGCGATGCAGAGTTTCTGGTGGCAGCCGCTCGCGCCTCGGGAGCTTCTGGCCAGCGATCCGACGGCCAAGATCACGCGGCTCACGAGCGGGAATCAGATCGAGGCGCTGCTTGCGTCGCAGAAGTCCGTGCGTGGTCCCCACCCCCAGCGCCTACGTGTCGATGAGGTCGACGAGTGCGATTGGGACATCCTCGAAGCCGCCCGCGGACAGCCGCAGGATGCCCGCGGAATCCTCTCCCAGCTCGTCTTGTCATCCACACACCAGTACGAAGACGGGTCCATGACCAAGCTGCTCGAGGAGGCCGAGCGCGAGAACTGGCCCGTCCACGAGTGGTGCTACAAAGAGACCATGGCCGGCGCGAATGGCTGGGTGACCGAGGAGATCCTCGAGCATAAGCGCGCGATCATGAGCACCGAAGCGTGGCGCATCGAGGTCGAACTCCAGCGCCCGAACGCAGAGGCCAAGGCCATCTCCGGCGAAGCCGTCGACCGCATGTTTCGCCGCGATCTAGGGGTGTTCAAGGGCGAGAACGGCGAGTACATCGAAATCGAACCCCCGCAGCACGCCGGAGACTACGCGCACGGCGCAGACTGGGGCCGGCGGCGCGACTGGGCCATCGTCTGGACGTTCCGCACCGACCTCACCCCGGCGCGCCTGGTCGCCTTCGAGCGCCGCGGGCGCACCGACTGGCCTGACCTCACGGCCCTGCTCGACGCTCGGCAGCGCCGCTTCCGCGGGCGCGCACGCCATGACGGCACGGGCTTGGGCGACGT